AGAGGATTAGAGCTTCTTTTTAAAGATGGTGAAGATATAGTTTATTATGATAGTTTGGAAGATGCTATAGATAAAATAAATTATTATTCTAAGAATGAAAAGGAAAGATTAAGAATAGCAAATAATGGATATCAAAAAGTCTTGAACAATCACACTACTATTCAACGATTGGACTCTGTATTGAACAATTATTATGAGTTTCGCAATAGGAATAACAACATTTAAAGCTCGATTAAAAAGAGTACAATCTCTTGTTAATTTTATAAGAAGTAAGGGAGATTGGCCAATTGTTTTGGCAGTTAATGGAGAATATAAATGTCCGTTTGATGAAAATTATCGCAAAGATATTTTACAATTAGCAGCAAATACTAAAAATTGTATGATTTCTATGTTTCCAGAATTTAGAAGTCTATCTAAACTATGGAATACTCTTTTAATAACAAGTCCGTGTGATTGGAATTTTATTTTAAATGATGATGTGATTATTTCAGAAGGATTTTCATTTGAAGCTTTAGAAAATGTTTCAAAACAAGATTCCGAAGAAAATATATGTGCGATAAATGGTTCTTGGTCTCATTATTTTGTAAATAGAAAACTAATAGCAAAAGTTGGTTGGTTTGAAGAACGTTTATTGGGAATAGGGGAAGAAGATACTGATATGTTTTGGAGAATACAATCGTCTGGTAAATGTATTTACAAAACAGAAATGCCTTTTATAGTAAACTATCATGATGGTAGTAAGGTAGAAGGAGTTAAATCTGGAATTATGCATTATACTGCATATAATAGAGATTTTATTTTTAATAAAAAATATTCTAATACAGATTCTGGAATAGAAGGTATGTTTGGTATGCCTATGAAAAGAGAATTAAAAGATATCAATTCATATCCAAATGAAACTTTTTATTGGGAAAATAAATTTTTGTTAGATTGATTTTATTTAAAGTTGTTATATACTTTAAATGTGAAAAAAGTTATTTTTAAGAAAATTTCTATTAAAAATTTTTTATCTATTGGAGATAAATCAATAGAATTGGATTTTGATAGTGGAATATCTCTAATAACAGGAATAAACAGTGATAAAGGCGGGAGAAACGGAGTTGGTAAAAGTTCTCTTGTAGAATCTGTTTATTGGTGTTTGTTTGGTTCTACTATAAGAGATATTAAAAAAGATAAGGTAATCCATAATCAAACAGACAAAAATTGTGTTGTTGTTATGGAGTTTATTATAGAAATAAACAATAAATCAAAGAAATATAAATTAACAAGATCATTAGAACCCACTAAAATCGTATTATTAGAAGATGGTAATGATATAACTCTCTCTACTATGCCAAAGACTGATGAGCTTATTAAAGAGCTTATAGGAGCAAATGAAGAGGTGTTTCAGAATGCAGTTATAATGACTGCAAACAATACATTACCATTCATGGCTCAGAAAAAAATAGATAAGAGGAAATTTGTAGAGGGTATTTTGAATTTAGGAATTTTTGGTCAAATGTTATTGAAGACTAGAGCGGATTATAATGAATATAAAAAGGAAAATGATATATTAGGATCCGTTTTTTCTACTCAAAATAAAAATTTAAGTCTTTATCAGAATCAAATTGAGAAAAATAAAGAAATAAAAACACAAAAGATTGAAAGTTTAAAAAATAAAATACTAGATAACAATAAAAAGATTGATTTGTATATAGATAATAGTTCTATAGAAATTAAAATACAAGAAAAAAGAGATTTTATAGTATCGAAGGAAGATTCTACTTTAAAATTAGAAGATGGATTGTTAAAAATAGAAAATGAACTGCAAAAGTTGTTCAAAGATCAGTTGGAATCTGATTTTGAGATTAAAAATATAAAAGAACGTATTTCTGAAGCTAAAAAGAAGGAAGGTACTTGCCCGACATGTAAAAAAAAGTATGAAAATGATGATATTTGCATAGATATTAATGATTTAAACGAAAAACTATCAACAAATTTAGACAAAAACGAAAAAATAAACAAAAAAATTTCTACATTTGCTGATAAAAAGCGTACATTAAAGTCTGCAATATCTTCTAATAAGTTTGAAATTGAAAAATTAAATAAAGAAATTCAACAATTATTAGTAGATTCAAAAGAAATTTATCATTTAAAGGATAAAAATGACGAATTACTTAAAGATATAGAAGAAATTAAAAATTCTAAAGATAATGTGGATGATCTCATAGAAAATGTTAAAAAGGAAATAAAAGAAAGTGAAGATAAAATACAAAAACTTCAAAAACAACTTTTAATTTTAGAAACTGCTAAATTTGTAGTTTCTGAAGAGGGTGTGAAGTCATATATTGTTAAAAAAATGCTTTCTGTGTTGAATTCTCAACTTAATTTTTATTTAAAAACACTAAATGCTCCATGTACTTGTGAATTTAATGAATTATTTGAAGAAACTATATACAACTCTAACGGAAAGGAATGTTCATATTTTAATTTTAGTGGTGGAGAAAGAAAACGTATAGATATTGCAATATTATTCATGTTTCAAGACATATTAAAACTTCAGACTGGTGTTTCTTTTAATATTAGTATGTACGATGAGTTATTTGATTCTGCTTTAGACGAATCTGGAGTTTTTAATGTTATGGATATTTTAAAAGATAGAGTTGAAAAGACTCAAGAAACTATATACATAATTTCACATAATAAAACCGCTTCGTCTATGACATTCACAAATACAATTTTATTAGAAAAGAAAAACGGAACTACGTTTATAGTTACTTGATTTTTATTTAAATGTTTGTTAGTATATTATAAAATTATATGATAAAGATTAAAAATCCTTCTGCTATTGAATCCAAGACAGAAGTTCCTATTAGTGAAAATATTGTCTATCAATATAAAGCACTTTCTTCGGGAATTCCAAATCCTCCACATGGAATTCCAGCAGGAATTCCAAAATATGCTTATGTGGAAAATGTAGTTGTAAGTGTTCCTAAGCAAAAACCTGTTCAAATGCCAGAAGAAAATCTTCCGAGAAGTATAAACTACTATGCTGATTATGGTGGATGTGGATTTTGGAGAATGATATGGCCAGAATTTTGTTTAAATTCATATAATAAATCGGTTATTAGCGGATTGACTTGCATGGTATTGGATCTTAGGTTTTATCAAAACATTAAAGCAATACGAATGCAAAGACAAGCAACAACTGCACAAGCAGCATTTGTAATGGAATTGCATAAAGCAAAATCACAATTTGGTTATAGACTAATTTATGAAGTCGATGATATCGTCTTCAAAGACGATATTCCTGATTATAACAGATGTAAAGAAGCGTTTGTGGAACAAACTATTGTAGATAATATTTTAAATATTATGGGGATTGTTGATGAGATTACTGTTACTTGTCCTTATATGAAAGAATATTATATAAACAAGACTGGAAACAAAAATATTACAGTAATTCCGAATTATGCACCTAAGTTTTGGCTTGATAGGTATTATCACAAAGATCGTATAGAAAAATTATATGATAAAAATAAAAAACGTCCTAGAATTTTATATGCAGGATCAGGAACACATGTAGATGTTACCAATAAAACTGGTATGCAAGATGACTTCTCGCATGTTGTAGATGAAATTATAAAGGCTAGAAAGAAATTTAAATTTGTTTGGAAGGGTTGTTATCCTTTAGCAATCAAACCATTCATTGAAAATGGAGAAATGGAGTATGTTGATTGGTCACCTCTATTAGATCTTCCTAAGAGTTTATATGATACAGGATGTAATGCGGTGTTTGCTCCTATTTTGGACAATGTTTTTAATAAATCTAAGAGCAACATTAAAATGATAGAAGCAGGTGCGTTTGGAATGCCAGGTGCATATCAAAATCTATGCACTTATAGTGATGCAAAAATTAAATTCGATAATGGAAAGGATTTAATTTCTCAGTTGGAATATATCACGTCTGATGTGAGTCGATATATGAAATTATCTCAAGAAGCTAGAGAATTTACCGAAGGATTGTGGTTAGAAGATCATCTTGATGAATATCAAGCAATATATACAACAGCATGGGGATCTAAGGAAAGAAATGCACTTGCTCCTAATCTTATAAAATTAAATCCCGATCAAAAGGCATAAAATACTTGCTTTTATCTGAAATTTAAAATATATTGGGTATATGGCATGGAGAAACATATACTATGATGGTAAAGATCAGTTAATTCATCTTTGGACTTGGGATGAATATGGTAATCGTATAAAGATAGAAACTAGTTACGAGCCATATTTATATATAGAATCCACTCAAGGAACTAATGCTGTATCTGTTTTTGATACTCCTTTAAAGAAGATAACATTTAAGAATCAGTTTGAAAGGAGCAAGTATGTAAATGATACTCCGATTAAACGATTATTTCATAATATTTCTTGTGAACAAGAATTTCTTCTAAGCACTTATAAGGATGAAATTGACAAGCCAACTTTTGGTGAGAATCCTTTAAAGATATATTTTTTTGATATCGAAACCTATTCTACAGGTGCCTTTCCTGTTCCTGAAAAGGCATTAGATCCTATTAATCTAATAACAATTTATAACACATTAGATAATACCTTTTATACTTGGGGAACTAAGAAATACACCGCTAAAGAAGATAATATAAAATATTTTTATTGTTCTAATGAGATTGAATTAATTCAACGCTTTCTTTCCTTTTGGGAAAAGGAACCTCCAGATATGTTAGTTGGTTGGAATTCTAGTGGATTTGATATTCCTTACATCATGACTAGATTTATAAATCTTCTTGGAGAAGAAGATGCTGCTAGATTGTCTCCCGTTAATAAGATATACTATAGAGAAAATGTAGGAACTGATAAGTTTGGAAAACAAATTAATCGGTGGTATATAAGAGGTCTTAGTTGTATTGATTATATGGAAGCATATAAGACATTTGCTAGAAATGATAGAGAATCTTATTCGTTGGGTTATATTGGACAGTATGAGCTTGGCGAAACTAAAGTTAATATTGGAGCAACGAATTTATCTACATTATCAGATACTGATTGGAATAAATTTGTTGATTATAATATACAAGACGTAAGACTTCTTGTAAAACTTGATAAGAAGTTGAAGTATCTAAATTTGATTAGAAATGTTTCATACAAGGGATTTATTCAATTTGAACAATCAATGGGAAAGGTATCTCTTATTACTGGAGCAATTGCCCATCAAGGATTGAAGGATAATTTGATAATGCCGACCTTCAAGACAGATGATATTGTTTCTGAGTATGTTGGTGGGTATGTACATGATCCAGAAAGAGGATTAAGCAAATCCGTAGTTAGTTATGATGCAAATAGTCTATATCCAAACACTATCATATCTTTAAATGTCTCTCCAGAGACTAAAATAGGAAGAATAATAAACGTACAAGATAAAAATTATACATTGAAACTTTCCAATGGAAAAACCGTTATTTTAGAAGAGGAGAAATTTCAAAAACTATTGAAAAAGGAACAGATATCTTTGTCGAAGTATTATGTGTTATATACACAAAAATTTAAAGGTGTTGTTCCTAAATTCATTGATCGTTTATATTCGGAGCGTGTTAATGCAAAGAACAAAATG